AGGGTTTTTGTGTGTGTGAGACAGATCCACTGTCCCCCATATCATCAATATCCCATAATCCCCAAAAACCATTATCAATTTTATTAACATAGTTATATCATGAAAAGACAAACGCTCATTAAGCTCACATACACGATGTATCTGAGCATCTTCCTACTAATTGGCCTATGTATAGAGCAAGCACTCAGTTTATTCCTTACAGCCAAATTCTTAGGTCAACATGACTACACCTTTACCGCTATCCTCATGCAGGTTATCTATCTTTCATTCCTTGTATCTTCTTCTATGTTATATGCTCATAGAGCGGTAGCTTTAGGACCAATCGAATCTGAGAATGATGCTGAGATAGAAAGGCTACATAGAAATCCTGCATATACCCGTAGAGAAATCAGAAACTTTGCAGATGAAAGATCCACAGAAGCTTGAGCATTGCAACAAATTACTCATAAAACTAGAAGCAATAGCACTAGTCAAAGGTAAAGCAAGATGCAAAAACGTAGGTGTAAAATTCCCCAGTAACCTAAAAGGTGAAAGGTTTACTTACATAGCATACATGTACAACTACCGATTAGACAAAAGCAGTAGCTTCCATATGGGTGACATAACTAGAGATGTAGCTATTCAAAGAATAGCAATGCTAGACCATAGAGAACAAGAAAACATTTTGAATACAGATGGTGCTACAAAATAAAATAATAAACAGATTACCAAATGAATCTACTGAACATTTAGTAAAAAGAATGGAAGCAAGTTTACTTATGTATGATGAGGAATATGTTATGGGATACGGAATTTTCAAAGTAAGATGTAAAAAATCAGGATTTGAATATGCACGAATAAAAGAAAACGGGTTTTGGTTTCGGCTAAGCAGGCATGAATTCATTAAAGCAATAGACAACCATAATGGCCAGACTTAAAACAATAGGCAGGATGCCCGATGAATCTACTGAACACTTGGTAAAAAGAATGGAGGCAGAAGCGCTTATACATGGAGATTACATGGGATACGGTATCTTCAGAGTAAGTTACAGAAATGGATTTCGCTATACAAGAATAATAGAAGGCGGGCTAAGTTATCCAAGGGATAGGCAAACATTTATTAATTCTATAGACAAATACTATGAGAGATGAAGCAGTAGAAAAGAAAATCAAATTGCTGCAAGCTAAGGCAAGGCTTAATGGATCAGCCATAGTTCAGTTTATAGACGCTAGTACTAAAGTATCAGCAGATAAAATAGGCATCATAAGAATGGAAGGTGATGACTTTACTTATCATGTAGAATTTCTCAAATTTACTAAGCGCATGGCTATAAAAAAAGAAACATTTATTTATTATTTAAAACACCAAGAATATGTGGATTTTAATAACACACTATGACAGAGGTAACAGTAAGATTGACAAGTTCACTACTAAGGAGGACGCTTGGCAATACTTACATGTAGTCATGTACCAGAACGAGGATTGCATTAATGCACAGATCTTCAGACAAGATGCTTGATGCAGATATGATCGAAGCCTTTCTAAAAAAGAGAGAGGCTAAGATCCTAATGGATAACATACAAGCAAGCAACTTAATGAACGTCACCATTAGGATAATAGGCAGTCAGTTTCATTACTATGCTGCTACATCTATGGCGCGCATTAATATTAGTGAAGACGCAGAGATAACTAGGGAAGAAGCTTTAGGACGCATCACTGATGCATACAATGAGCGATACTTTAGTTAACAATGTAGAGGAGGGCAGGGTAACTTGCCTTCCTTTTATAATCAAACGCTTATGAACATCGTAAACCTCATCGGTAAAGTAACCATGCTTAACCCAGTAGAATTGGAGAGCCTATCAAGTACTAATATGTTCGCTATTAGTACTACTGAAAAAGATAATACCATAAACACCCATGTGCTTAGTGCTCGTGGTAAGTATAAATCTATCGCTCAATCATTATCATTGGGACAAATGGTAGCTGTACAAGGCAGCTTGACAAATCATAAATTCAGGGAGTATGATGTCACTATAATCAGTGTCAACGATTTACTTATTCTATAATTATAATAACAAATACCATGGCAAACACAAGAAAAGGATCTGATCCTAAAGAATCAAAGAACACTGCTGCATATTGGAAGCAAGCATTTAAAGAACTAGAAGAAGCTCACAACAACTTGTATCTAAGTTACATTAAAGTACAACAGGCAAACCAAAAGTGGGTAGATGAAGCGGATAAGGCACACAAAGAAGTTGAATCTATTGCAAAAGATGTAACAAGTTTAATTGAACAAACAATTAAAAACCTTGTAGCTGTAGGACACAACACTGAGGAAATAAGTAATGAAGATGTGATATACCACCTCAATCTAATGGATCGTAGTATTCAATCTAAATACAACCCAGAAATTCCTTGGTAAAAAGATTTACCTTGTGCATTGATTGCAAATGAAGTGTTAGTCAGGTGGCAAAATTGGTTATGTTGCATACGGAATGGGTTCACATCCCTAAGATGAGTAAGTGTAATTACACCGTAGGCTCTGTCATGGAGCTCTAAGACAGGTTCGAATCCTGTCCTGGCTACAAACTTCGCTGGTTAAAGAGAGAGGTTGGTATCTTATCATCTCGCGTTGGTCGTAGCCTACCATACTTGTGAAAGCAAGATGAGAAAGGCGCAACATCTACCTCTGCAAGTTTGTCGAACTGCTGTATGCTAAGCAAAGATGGATCATGAAGAGTTTACTCTTGAAGATACCGTGTGAAATTGTGCAAAGTCTATAAGCATCTCCTGAAGTTTAAGCGGATACGTTAGTAAGGAGAACTAATGCACCATTCTCACTTCCCAAGGGTGAGCAAGTTGTAATAAGTAAACGGCCAGGTTGGTAGACTGGGGGACATTCAGCGTACTGTTCCAAGGAAAGGAATCAATGTGATACAGATATGTACACATCCACTCTATAAACCATCTTATTATAACTTGAGTGCAGAGGGGAAAAGGATTACGCATGGTCCATGCAGTGCGGTGCTGTTGTAGCCTAGCCTAATAGCTACAAACAAATAAAACAACAAGGCGCTTTATTAACTTACAAGGTGAAGGATCATTCGTGTTCCTTCACTTTTTTTATTTACCCCTTTAAAAATATTAACATGTTATTTGAAACAGTAAAACAACTAACAGTAAACAAAGCATCTGTAGGAGATCAGTTTCTAATAGAGGGTGGCTGTCGCATTGTTACCAAGATTACATCACAGTATGTATACATGGACAATGGTCGCTACTACATGAAGAAACAATTCAATAGTTGGATTCGCATTGACAATGAAATCAAACTAAGAAGCAAACTGAGTACACGCATCAAAGAGGAACTAATCATCCTAAAGAAAAAAGCCAAGGAAGAATACGATAAGAAGTATAAACAAAAGGCTAAAGATCATACACAACCTATGTCATCAGTACATAAGTTTGTAGTCATGTCAGCGCCTAATATTATCCAATGGTATCTATCGCCTACAATCAAGGCTGACTATGCTGACTTAGAGTTATCATTCAAGTCTTTATACGGCATAGGTTATCATGCAGTAGCACAAGGAGAATTCATCAGACATGGTGATATGATTATTCTAATCGGCATGCAAGCATACAACAACAACCCTAATCTGTTATCAGATAAGCGCAAGACGTATGCATTGTCATTGCTCAAAAAAACTATTAGCAATATTTACCTTGCTGATTCATTTGATGATGTCTATAAAGCTATAGGAAGTAACGCTAAGTTACTATCATCACCCAAAGAAACAAAACATTGGTCAGGACTCAACGGTGACATTGCTCAAGACATGCTAGACAAAGGTTTAGAGAACATGTATGCTGACGATTCTGATTATCCATTTTAATAACACTAGGGGTAGCACCGGAGATAACTTCAAAGGTGTCTACTCAAATATTTATCAATCAAATTAAAACAACATGGAAGAAAAACCAAAATTTACAACAGGTCATCAGTTTTTAGAAAAAGCAGATAAGGTTATTGTAATACATAGACCTAAACAAGAAATACTTGAACAAACAGCAGTAGAATTTTTAGAAAGTCAATACAAATTTCATGGAGAATTGTATGAAACCGCTATTGAACAAGCCAAAAAAATAGAAAAAAAGCAAAAAGGCTATAGTGAAGAAAAGGTGAAACAAGCTATTACAAATTTCTATATGAACGATATGTTGCTTACACCTGCAAATTTGACAAAAGTGATTAATGATCTTAAACAAGAACCATGAAAGAATTTCTAGCCGTGCTAATGTTGTTTGCCAGTGCATCAATAATAGTATTAGACAAAAAAGAAAAGCAATTATGTGTACCTATCAAGAAAGTTGCATATAAAGCTAAGCCAGTCAAAGATTGGCAATACAAAAAAAACCCCGCAAAAATTATGTATTATGAGCACATCTACAACAAAGAATGAAATCACTCATATTAAATACTTTGGTGTTAGTGATGATTTAATCCAAAAAGGATTTATAATCACACATTACAGTAAGGCATTAGACAAAGGAACTGAATTTAAAATGTATGACAATGTCTACACTTTAGCACCATTGTCGGAGCTTGCTTTCTATATGCATAAGCACGCACCTAGATTGCATGTAAAAATGCACAGCACATTTCAAAAAACTATAGCAGAGATGTATGAGTTTGATTATCACATGCTGTACGATCTATTACTCCTAAAGGGAGGTAAAATGTATCTCGGTCAGATATTAGCTGGCGTTGAGGAATTGTATAACCAAGAACAAAAACTAGAACAATGGGAAGAAAGCCAAATGTAATTGAACTGCAACCGTTAGTTGCATGTTTGAAAGGACATGAAGATGTTAATCCAGGTCCTATAGTGCGTAGATTAACGCGCAAATTCTACCACAAGTCAGGTTCAGAACTAAGACTTGAGCAAGAACAACAAGTAAAGTTATTAACTATAGGCAATCTAAGTTTTGGGAACAAGTAATTTCCATCGCGTCAATGCGCGCAATGTATATGCAGTGTTGATGGACTACGAGCAGCCGGTGTTGGATGATGACGGAGAAGAAACAGATGAGCTTGAAATGAGATCTGTTGATGACTTTGAGATTGATGATTTTGTAGAAAACATTTTCCAACATCTTAAAGAAAAAGCAGAGAAAGAAAAATACTCATGGTGTCTTGGTTGTAAAAATGATCCACATGAATTAAGATCATTCGGTAGCACCAAACTAATACGCATTAGTAAATCAAAAATCTTTGCTGATATAGATGTCAATGTAGAAATCAATTGTGTTATGCGAAGTGCTTACTATGAAGGTGCTTGCCTTGATTGGTACATAACCGAGGAAGATAGCTATGAAGAATACATAAGCAATACTTCAGATCTTCCTATAGGTATGCAAAAAATTATATTAAAGCATATCAACAACTGGATTACTAAAACTACAGAGGAATTGATTGTCTTTGTAGAAGAGATCTATAGGGAAGAATCAACACCGCTACAAGTTGCTGCAAAATTTAGCAATGGAGAAACAATGTATTCAAAAATTTAGACTATGGCAAAAACATCATGGACTTTTTACAAGTCTGCAACGATCACTACACCTGAAAGTAAAGAAGAAACTTATCAATCACAGGTGTATCAAATAGGAATCTATGTAATTTTTAACAACAACTCTTCAATGCAAGCTACATTTTCTCCAGCACAAATGGAAAAAATGTGTAAGACTATGCAAAAAGATTTGGAAAAAGGAATCATTAAAGAAATTAAATGGGGTCCTGAAGTTACTGTTAAAAAAGTAGATGGTTTCTGGAAAGAAGTTTAAGACAGCAGGGATAGACTTGCAAACTGGTTGTACAAAAGGGGGATGAGACTGTGACATTTCTTATCCCCACTACAACAGTAACTAAAAAATGTTTAACTTATATTAATACCCATGATTATGTTTCATATATGTTACTTAATTGACAAAGAACTATGCACTGGTACAAACATCTTAGCTAAAAGTTATGCTGATGCAGAGAATAAGTTCAAGAAAATTCACGCTGCAAAAGAAATAGTTTACATCAGCAAACTTGCAGCTTAAATAAAAATTATTAATTTAGATGCATGATTAGCAAATATTTCCTTATTGTCTTGATACTCTGGTTGTTGTTTACAGCTAGCGGAATCTTGTATTTAACTGTGCCATCGTGCAGTTCTATAGCGCTTTACGGAATGTTTATACCTTCATTAGTATTACTAATTTTGCTGAGCTTTATCTTCTCATTGCATCGAATAAAAAATAACCAATGACAGAGGAAACAAGAATAGATTTGCTTACAAGCAAGATATTAAACAGCCCAAAAGAAAAGCAAGCTAAGTTGTTATCATTTTTTTTGAACAACAATCCAGGCACAGATGATATTCTTGTAGATTTTTTAAACAATAAAAAGTTATACAGTGAAGCAACATCTGTTACTGAAGGTACTTGGATTACAATTGATATTGACAAGCTAAATACTTACCCAAAGATTGACAAACAATATTATGCTGCAAACAATCTAATATATGACACTAAATATGTTAAGCTGTATGCAGAGTATATTAATCCGGTAACGGGTTACATTGGTCTCAAGTATATGGACAGCAATGGTCAAGAAAAAGTACACTTAGTGTATCCTAATTACATACCTGATCAGAAAACATTTGAATTAACTATGTAAGTATGATCTACCAACTACCAAATGGCCGCATTGTAAAGATAAGTATTGAAACTTATCTACGTATGACAGATGAAGATCTGAAGTATTTGAATGAAATAAACATTGGTAGCTCTGGTAATGAAGATCCTTTTATATCAGAAGATGAAACAGAATCATTAGATATAATTGAAGAAGAATACTTGGAAGAGTTACCTCCGGAATTTGATATTCCGGATGACACTTCCTTAGAAGAATAAATCCCCAACAAATTTTTTTAACTTATGAAAACTAAAAGCTTTGAGAGCTTACAGGAATTGGTATATTCCGGTCAGTTCGCACACAAACAAATTGAAGTCACTTCTATAGTTGACTACACTTATCTATCACCCGTACAAACAGAGTTGTATAAGCGTTTGCTTACAGGTCTTAGTTACTACACACCTGAGCAACTATACGCAATGAATAGTTCTAAGAAGAGTAAGATCTTTAAGAAGCATGAGCAAGCACAGAAAGTATTAAACATTTGGAAACAAGAGTTAACTAATAAGATAACTAACAACTTGTTATCTGGATTATTTCCTGCATCTCAGTTGGTTAAAGATATAATTGCTGACAATACAACCAGCAATAACTATACAAATACACTGAGCTTTAAAGACTTGTGCATTACAAAGACAGACATCATCAATAAATTTATTGAAAAGAATCTGTTGCCGCATAACTTTGCAGCGTTATGAAACTTAAACAATGTGATGGGTGTAAGAAATATACACCCATCTTTAAGAATCAAACAGTAGATGGAATAAGATACAAGCTATGTAAGTATTGTGCTACAACATCAACAGTTAAACTTAAACCCAGTGCGCATCAAATAAAGAAACGCAGTGACAAAAAGAAAACTGAGGATGCGGTATATGCAATACTAAATAAAAAGTATTTGACTAAACATGAACGGTGTGAAATAAACACAACTGCATGTACAAGTATAGCAACTGAAGTACATCATACTGCATATAGAACAGGTACTAATTACCTAAACACAGCAACATGGAAGGCATCATGCCGGGCATGTCATCAGTGGGTTCACTCACACCCGAAAGAAGCCAGGGAGTTAGGCTTCCTCATTTAATTTATTAACCATGGACATACAAATTGAAAATATATCTGTATCATTTGAACACTTAGGAGCACCTGTCTTATACGTTCCACATCATGCTGAAGGTAACTTGGATCACCCAGATTGTGAAATAGGTTTCATCTCTACAGTAAATGAAAATGGTATCTGGGCTAGGTTTCATGAAGGTGATACCGGTGCTAAGTGTGACCCTGAAACATTACGTTGGCTATGAATCAGAAATCAATCATACAAGAAGAATGCCTAGAGGCTATAGGAAACAACAAGCGTGCAGGTGCAGTGCTTGGTACTGGTGCAGGTAAAACATTACTTGGATTAAAGCACATGGCAAGCAAGTATCATGATGTTGCTATGTTCCTGGTCATTGCTCCTAAAGTATCTATTCATGCTGAATGGTTACAACAAGCACGCGATCATGGATTAGAATACTTGATACCTCACATTAAGTTTACTACATACATCAGCTTACATAAAGAACCATTTGATTATGATGCAGTGTACTTTGATGAATGTCATAACGCTAAGTTTAAACATGCAAAATGGATGGCATTGTATCACGGTACTATACTTGGACTAACAGGAACATATCCTAAGTATACAAAGTCAGAAAGCTTTGTTGTATGCAATGAATACTTTCCAGTAGTATACAAGTATACAATAGCAGATGGTATTGCAGCAAACATGCTTAATGACTACAAGATCTATGTGCATTTGTTATCTTTAGATAAGGCAAAGACACATCGCACATCTAAAGGTGGACTCGTGTCAGAAGAAAGTAACTACAACATGTGGTGCAAAGTAATCAATGATGCTAAGCCTAAAGACATAATGCTTAAAAGAATTATGCGCATGAAAGCTATGCAATCTTACAAGACAAAGGTCAAGTATGCTAAGCGTTTAATGGAACAGCAAACAGATAAGACACTGGTGTTCACAGACTATACCGATCAAGCTGACATGATATGCGAACATGTATATCACAGTAAAGAAAAGAAGTCAAAAGATAACTTAGAGTTGTTCAGGTCAGGTAAAATTAGTAGATTAGCATCCGTACTTCAGATTGCTGAGGGTGCTAACATACCTAATCTAAAGGTTGGAATAGTGTTACATTCATACGCCAATGAAAAAAAGTTAAGCCAAAAGATTGGTAGATTTCTTAGACTTAACCCAAATGAACAAAGCATTGTGCATGTGTTATGCTACAACAACACTGTTGATTTAATGTGGTGTAAAAAAGCCCTAAAGGATTTTGATACAAATAAAATATTCAAATACAATGGCAGAGCTAGTATTATACAACGATAAGGAAAACAGTTACATGAAAGTTAAAGCTTGTTTGATTAGATACTGCGAACATCTACCGATACAAGCAGACCAGTGTACATTAATTGCCCACAACAACGGCAAGTGTACCATCAAAGAAGGAGACTTCATGGAATTGTTTGAGATAAAATCACAATTAGAACAACATAGATTAAAGGTTGAATTAATATCTTGAACATGAGTAATGAATTAAACAATGATGCACCAGAAGAAATATTGATGCATCTTCGCCCTCAAACGGCAGATGAAAAATTAATATGGTCCAGTCACCATGTGAGCAAACTACAAGAGGACAACAGACAGCTTGCTGTTAGAATTGGAGTGCTTGAATCAGAGCTTGCTGAGTTACGCTATGAGATGAAGACTAATGAGAAAGATGCACTCATCCTAAAGAATCGCAACTTAAAGTTACAGATAAAGGATAAGGAGAACAGAATCAAAGATCTCAAGCAGACCAATGAACAATTACTAGACAAAGTAATCAGACTTCAAATAAATAAGTAAGATGACAATAGTATTAGAAATACCAGACAACATCTATGTTACATTAAATGAACTAGGTTTAACTAAGCCAAAGATAACAAATGTATTCAGACACTATCTGGAACAGATGATGGAAGATGGCTATGGACAATTTAATATTGACTTTACTGATTGGTTAGAAGATTTAACTGATGAAGAATTTACAGACATTCAAAACGGACATAAACTATGAACAGAAATTATGAAAGAGTGCTATACTTCTTAGCAGGTATAGGTGTAGCAGGTGTAGTATATATACTTGAAACGCTATGAGTTTACCAATGAAAATTATTTGTATCAATGATGCAAATAAGCCAAAGGAAATTCCAGCAGAAAAATGGATTAAGTTGCATCAAGTGTATACTTTAGTAGGCGTACAGAATTTACTATCATCCAACTCATTTGGCTTTGAGCTAGATGAAATCAAGTTAGATGACACGTGTTTTCCATATCACTACTTCAATCCAGAAAGGTTTGCACCTATTGACGCAATAGAAGAAGATATGATGCATCAAGTAGATGAAATCATAAATCCAACAATTGCTTAGTGCCAAGATTAAAACGTGTAGCCTCAAAAAGACAAAAAGAAATGGTAGTCAAAATGTATCTGGCAGGTTATTCTCCTAGATACATATCAGAAGAAAAAAACTACTTTGCTTCAGATGTTGAGTATGTAATCCACAAATTCGTACAAAACAATATGCCAGAGATAAGTGTTAATCAAAGAACTTTAGGAAGAAAAGACGTTCCCTACTACAAAACTGAAGAGGAAATGCTCAAAGAACCTGAATACACTTATGAATCACTTAGTGAATCAGAAAAACAAATGTATAATGAACCACGGACTAATTAATGCAAAGTATTATAAACATGATAAAAAAGTATACAATGAAGATTTGTATACCACTCATCCTGATTTAATGATACTCAAGAATTATTTCAGCAGGCTTTACAGTAGAGATTTATACTATGTTGTAATGAAAGTCAATGCAATAAAAATTGCTAGAGCTACGTATCCTCAGATTACATTACAACAATTAGCAGAGATCATCAATGTAAAAAACCATACTTCAGTTTGTTATTTGGAAAGCAAGTATAAACCGCCCATGGATTACAAAGATTTTCTTAAAAAGTTTCAACATTACATTGAAAACAATCTTTATCCATTAACAGAAAAAAATGAAAAGAAAAGACACAATGAATGCTTCTATAAACCAACGTATATTGAGGCTAAAGCAACGACCAGCAATGAAGAACCTGTCTTTGTTGGGAATAAATCAAGTGCGTACCACCCTTACGGGAATAAGAACAGGGTCACTAAGTCTTAACACAGTTAACCCAGAAACTGAAGAGTAATGGCTAACTGGTGTTGGAATAGTGTTGCATTTTCTGGTGAAGAAAAAAACATAGAGAATCTAAAAAAACTAATAGACAAAACAGTTGAGCAAGAAGAAAAAACTGGATCAGGTCAATTGCTTTTTGGATTAGAAGGAGAATTAGATGGCTACATGTTTACTCTTAATAACAATGAGGATGGCTCAATAACATTTGAAAGCAGATGGTCTCCAATTCCTCAAGATATGGTACGTATTGCTCAGCTCTTTGATTTAACATTCACATACGAGTATGAAGAAAGCGGCAATAATTTATATGGTTGCTATACTTATGACTCAGAAGGATATTTGTATGATCAGTATCTTCAAGATGAAGAAATAAATGCATGTAGAATCAAAGATGAAGACGATGATCCAGATGATCCAGATGAAATGAGCGGAATAGATTATGACGCTATTTGGGATATGGTAGCTAATGCTGAAATGAATGGTGTTGAACTTCACTCATCTCTAAAGCAACCGGAAGAATGAAAAAAACATGTGTCATAAAATTTAAAAAAGTAAATGGCAAGCTTACTCCTAAAGATGGTATAATGAAACACCGTCTCAAAGAGTTTATTGCTAACCTTTCTGAAGATGATGAAATAGAATGTTTGCTTGAAGCAAATGAGCCAAACAACACTAAGGCTCAGCTGGCAAAGATTCATGTCATGATCAAAGAAATATCAGATGAAACAGGTGAAGACATTAAGAAAACAAAACGCGACATTAAAGACCAATGTGGTATGACGCGTTATGTAGATGGTGTTAAGTACTACACATCCTTTGCCGATCAATCAAAAGAAAGCTTATCAAACATTATTGAAAAGATGTACTTGATAGGTGACTTTTTGAACATTAACTTTCGGAAAGATCTGTAGAAGATTCTTCATCAGGTTTAACCTCCTTGTCTTTAATTTCTAATGTGTGTGGTACAGTAAGGTTTTCTAAATCTTCAGCACATACATCATCAACTGACTTCATAAACATCATAAGTGTTTGAATCACAGCTTCATCAACAGTAAGCGATATACCTTGTGTATCAACATTAACTAATGCTTTTTTTGGATCAGGTTGACGGTCAATTAATCTAAAGACAAGATCATAAACACGGGCATAATATGCTCCAGAAACTTCGATGCTTACAATGGCATCTTTTTTAATCACATTAACAATTTTTTTATCCATGAGTTCTAATATTAATGTCAAAGATATAATAATCAAGCAGAAACAAAAAGTTTCCATACTAGATTGGTCAAACTTTTTACAGTCAGAGTTTGATAAAAAAGACTTTGAATCATTTCTAAGCAAGCTAGTAGCCAACTTAGAAAAACAAGTAAGGTTCAGCCCGCCACTTAAAGATTGGTTCCAAGACTTCTTCAATGTAGAACTTGCCAATGTAAACGTAGTTGTCCTGTCACAAGAAAGAATGATAACACTAGGTAAACATTTCCAACCAATTGAAGAGTTAGAAAAGCAAGGTGTAATGTTCTTTCCTTTAGAGAGAACTGGATCTAGTGATGGCAAAAGTCACATTGAAAATTGGAAGCCTTTTAGTGTAGAGTTTATGGACTACTTGATCACTAACAAAAAGAATATTGTGTACATCTTTGTAGGCTTTGAAGCAAGCAACTATGCTGACTTAATTGCTGAAGAAATAGATGGAACAAAAATCTTTTTACCAGAGTTAAGTAGTGAGTTGTATGACACTAAAGCTTTACACGATATGTTATCAACTAATGTAAACAAGTTGTTAAACAAACAGCATGTTGATGCAATTCTTTGGTAATTTATTAGTATCTTAGTAGCCTTTCTATGAAAAAAATTCTTAAACAAACAAGCTTATTTGACAGGATTAAGTACTTCAAAATCAACATAAAAGAGTACTTACTGGTGTATCAAATCTATATTGGCAAAGATATAAATGAAGAAGTAAAGTCTACATTACGGGCAGAGTTATATGCCAATGGAAAGTTGACTGATTATTCTATTCGTATCATTGAAAGTATTGATGATTTGTTTGCAGCAAAAAAGAAAATAAAACTTGATGTTCTAATGGGAGTGGATTATAGTGAGCGCATTGATGCGTACCTTGAACTCTTCCCTACAGCTAAGCTTCCTAATGGAAAGTACGCTAGAGGAAACAAGAAGAACATTGAGACAAACTTCAAATGGTTTTTTGAGAATTATAACTATTCATGGGGAGTTATCCATGAAGCAACAGCAATGTATGTTGCAGAGTATAGAGCAAAAAACTTTATGTATATGCGTACAGCAATGTACTTTATCCGTAAGGATGATGGAACAAGAACTGTTCATTCAGATTTGGCTGACTATTGTGACAAGATTGTTAACAATGAAGGCTACACACAAGAGAAATATTTTAAAACAAAAGTCCTATGAAGTGGAAAAGCCACAAAGACCATTACCTGGAAGCATTGCATTACATGAAAGGCAAGCAACAAGGAATCATTTCAAGTTACAAAACGCCTTGGCCTAAATTTAATAGAGCCACACTTAATGGTCTTGAGTTTAACACTATTACCGTGATCGGAGCACGACCTGCATCTGGAAAAACATTAATGGTTGACCAGATTGTACGCGAAGGTTTTGATCTAAACCCAGGACTTAACATACGGGTTTTGCAATTCCAATTGGAGATGTTTGGTAGGACATCAAAGATCAGAGAGTTCTCATCAGTTACAAAAGAATCATACAGATACTTATGTAGTGCTGAAGAGGAAGGAGTTACCGTGACTGACGCAGTGATTAAGAAGTGTCACGACTATGCAAAATCTGCAGCAAAGTATCCTATAGATATTATTGATGAAGCAGTGACTGTCAAACAATTCAAACAAGAGATCCTTGAGTATATGAAAAAGTTTGCAGTGACTACACCAGATGGTAATACAGTCTATCAGAATACTATTGTTACCCTTGACCACTCCGTACTAATCCGCAAGGATACTACAGAAGCTAACAAACAAGAGATGTTAGCCAACCTAGGTGAAACATGTACCGAACTCAAGAAGAAGTATCCTATTGCATTCATATTATTAACTCAGTTGAACCGTGACACGGATAGACCAGAGCGTAATGAGAATGGTAAGTATGGTAACTACATTCTTGAGTCTGACATTTATGGGGGTGATGGATTATTACAACATGCGGATTTAGTTGTAGGGATTAATCGTCCAGCTAAAAGATTCATCAAATACTATGGGCCAGACAGATTTATTATTGAAGATGACAATACATTAGTATTCCATTGGATTAAATCAAGAAACGGTGAAGTAGGTATGAGTTTCTTTAAAGCAGAGTTCCATAACATGTTAATCAGTGAGATGGATACACCAGGACAAGACATTCAACAACCAATAAAAACTAAAAATTAATGGGTCTAAGTACAAAAAAAGTTCCAACAAATGAAACGCTAGACAAAAAAACAAAGATTGCTTTATTGCTAGAGCATCATCGTCCAACCTTAAACAAATTGGGTATTACAGCCCCACATTTTTGCCCTAAGATGGCATATATAGACAAAGGTGAACGCGTTATATCTTTCTTTCCAAGTGAAGTAGAAAGAGGTGAAGACATCTATGTAGAATTTGTTAGTAGAGACTACGATTCTGAAGATGAAACAAGAACATTGTATAAGTGGAAATTTAATCCACACTATGCAACAGAGTACAGAATAACAGAACCTCATACAGCAACACATACCATTAGGTATATCATACCTGTAGCAGAGTTGTTTGTTGTGAGTGCGGCAGAAGCATCCATGGAAATGTTTGATATGCCGGATCCTGATTCGGATTTACCAATAAGTCAATTAACAATAAGAGACTTAGCTGCAATCCTGTTAGGTAAACCAGTGAGCATGAAGCCATGGTTAAATGAAATAGTAAGAAACAAATAGTGTTAAACATGAGTGATGAGCAGAAAGCGGAAGACTTATTAATTCTTCCATTAAAGCCTACCAAAAGTAAGCTAAAAAATCCAAGTCCTTTATTGGTGTTTGGTAAACCTAAGATTGGTAAGACAACAGCAATTGCTGCATTGGAAAACAATCTTGTAATTAATCTTGAAGACAAGGTTCAGACCGCAGATGGTATGATCATGTTTGCTAAAGATTTGAATGCATTGAAACAAATCTTGTTAAAGATTAAAGAAGCAAACAAACCTTACACGTATCTTACAATTGATACACTTACTAAGTTGGAAGAGTTTTGTATTCCAGAAGCTGAGAAGCTTTATATGAAGACTCCAATGGGTGCATCATGGATTGTAAGAGATCCGGAAACAAAAGAAATCAACAAACAAAAAAGCTTGAAGTTTAAGTACGGAAGCATTTTGTTTTTGCCTAATGGTTCTGGCTATCAGTATGTGCGTCAAGCATTTCAACAACTTACAAATTTGATTGAATCATGTGCAGATAATATCATTTACATTGCACACGTCAAAGAAGTAAACATTTTGAAGGACGGTCTGGAATTTACATCCAATGACATCAACCTAATTGGTAAAAACAAGCAGTCAATTTCAGCATCAGCGCAAGCTATTGCTTATATGACTAGAGTAGGTAAAAAGAACTACTTGTATTTCCAACCAGGTGATGACATCTTAACAGGGTGTAAGATCAAAAGATTAGATGGCCAAGAAATTTGCATCAGTGAGTATGATGATAAAGATAATTTGATTACCCACTGGGATCAAATATATGTAAAGTAACAGTTTAATTATTAACAGTAAAAAAAGAAATCATGTCAGGAATTTCAACAAAAGGAGTAAAGAAAAATTTTGTCTCTAAAGAATTAAAACCAGGTAATGTTGTTGCAAAGATTAACAACTTATCAATTGAGCAATCAAAAAGTCCAAAAGATCCAAATGTTCCAGAATATAAAATTTGGATTGAGTTAGAAGGTAAACCTATGGGTGAAGGCTTTGAAGGATTTGATAAAGTATTTGGTGATCCATCAAAAGGTCAGCATGAAGGTCAAATCAAAAAGATTCAGTTCTCTAACTGGCCTATCAAAACACGCAGTGGTATCAGTAAGAAAACAGGGAAAGCATACGAGATCACAGATGCTAGCATCATCCTAGAGTTCTTGCAAAAACTATTGACATTGGTTAAACAAGAGCAATGGTTAGAAGATAACGATGGCAAGTTTAACACATGGCAAGAAATGTTTGCTGGTGTTATGCGTAGTAAAGTATTGAAAGATGTTTACTTCTCATGGTGTCTTGCTGCAACTGAATCAGTTAATGCTAAAGGTTACGCGGTATACTACATGTATTTACCAGAGAACCGTGAGGCAGCAATTCCATTTGCTTTAGAAGGAGATCTTGTGACTCAATTCAATGCTGCAGTTCATATCAAGAAAGACAATCGTATTACTCAAGAGAGCAATGCATTGAATGAAGGTATTGACGAAGATGATGAATTTGCTACAGATGCAGATGCTGAAGATCCATTTGATACATCAGGAGATGATGAATTGTTTGACTTAGAAGACTAGTCCAACACAATAAATAAACTAAAGCGGGCTGTGTATTATCAGTCCGCTTTTTTATTAGCAAAATATGATACAGACTATTAAATATTCAAATAAGAACTTTCCTATAAGCAGTAATCTTATATTTGAAAAAGTACTCAACTTAGAGGAAACACTTGACGGTCAGTCTGTCAAAATTAGCTCAGCATTTAATCCAAAAGATAAAGATCCATCTATGGTGATCTTCCTTGATGACAAGGAAAACATCTATAGGTTTAAGGATTTTTCCACCGGGCTATATGGTGATGCTGCAGAACTTGTTCAACACTTATACAATATCCCTTCAAGACAAGATGCATTCAGAAAAATTTTGGACATCTTTAAAAATGACACTAGTGCGCGCACTGTAATCAATTACGAGAAAGAAGTAAAAGAAATCAGTAAGTTCACAATACGCAAGTGGTTGACAATAGATGCAAATTACTGGAAAGTTTATGGCATTGGTGGTTCATTCCTAAAGAAATACAACATCAAGCCTTTACAATCTTACACAGTAAAAATAACTAAGGGAAGTGTAGTACAAGAAATGGAATTCAAAAACCCAATGTGCTATGGTTTCTTTAATGCCAAGGGAGAGTTGTGTAAGATATACAACCCTTCAAGAAAGACAGCAAAGTTTGTAAAAGTACAAGAGTATACGCAAGGAGAAGATCAACTAACATACAACAAGCGTTGCCTTATCATTGCTTCGTCACTCAAAGACATAGGTGCATTTATGTCACTCAAGTTTAACAACATTGACTTAGTTGCTCCCGATAGTGAGAATGTTACTATCACTCCAGAACAAATAGCCAAGTACAAAGAATCTTATGAATTTGTTTTCACCATGTTTGACAATGATGTTGCCGGCATGAAAGCAATGAAAAAGTACAAAGATTTATATGGCATACCCTACATCTACTTTACAGTAGAAAAAGACATGGCTGACTGTGTTAAAGAACATGGTCCTGTAAGCACAAAAGTTTTATTTACACCGGTATTACAAGATGCAATCAAAAACTCAAAAAATTGTAAAGCTTCTGCAATCTAAAGATGATGATACAATTAAATTAGCTTTAAAAACAATAGAAACACTAATCACTAAGAAAAATGTAATTTTCTGGCATCTTACATTGAATGAAATAGTACAAAATGAAGTTTTCATATTGATACCAGATTCATTAACAGATAAAATAAACAACATCTTCAGAGATTATTTTTTAGTCAGAAGCCAATGGAATCATGCAATGAAAGATCTTACAACATTTGTTGTCAACAATGATGAAACAGATGTAAAAAGCATAATTAAGTTGCACGAAAAGCATGAATTACATTATATGCAATTTTTGTTAGGAAATAAACCAGCAAACATAAAACAAGAAGTTTATGAACACAAAAGGATTACAACAAGATCTGACCAAGATATGTAAAGATTTAATGTTAGATCAGCCTTTCTACGGGCTTCTATTATTGAATCTGAACAAAGAGTGGTCTAATGTAGTAAAAACAGCCGGTGTTGGCTTAAATGGGATTAATTACAAATTATACATTAATCCAGAGTTTTGGTCAACACTGACAGCAAATGAAAAGAAAGGCTTGTTGCAACACGAGTTGATGCATATAGCTTTCTTTCATATAACAGAATACAAGCATCTCAAAAATCATGAGCTTGCTAATCTTGCAGAAGATATTGAGATCAATCAAAAGATTCCAAATGAATGGCTTCCTAAAGGTGGTGCAACACTTGATAAATTTGTTGACTCAGGTTTGTTACCAAATGAAGGTACAAACATATACTATGAGAAACTGATTAAAGATTCTCAACAGAACAATGGTGGAGGTGGTTCCGACATGATGCAAGCTGTAATGAATGCAATTGCCAACGGTGATGGTCAAGTTGATCAACCAGGTGGAGGTAAAATGAACATGCCGGAACATGACTGGGATGACTTTGAAGACTTATCTGAAACTCAAAAGAAACTAATTGACAAACAGTTAGAAGTAATGTTGAGTGAAGTTGTTGAGCAAGTTAAAAAACAACGAGGCACCATACCAAATGAAGTTTTAATTAAGCTTGAGAAACTTAAAAACATTGAGCCACCAAAGTTTAACTGGCGCGCATACTTGCGTAGATACATTGGTAATTCAGCCAAAACAACAATGCGCAAAACAAAACGTAAGCAAAGTAAAAGATTTGAATTAGACTTTGGTATACGCGTACAGGAACATTCACATATCTTAATTGCTATTGACAGTTCAGCTTCTGTATCTGATGCGGAAATCAAAGAGTTCATGAATGAAATACACCACATGTACAAATGCGGTCATGATTTCACAATTACTTTTGCTGATACACAAATGCAAGAGCCAGTAAAGTACAGACCATCTATGGATCTTGTAATTAAACAACGAGGTGGAACTGATTTTAACCCGGTGGTTGATTACTTTTTGACCTATAGGAAGAAATACACCACGCTCATCTATCTTACAGACGGAGAAGCACCCGCGCCAGAAGCACCAATAAAGAATATATTGTGGGTATTATCTACAAAATGCAGCAACACAGATCACTTACCAGGTAAGACTATTAAGCTGAATTGAATTTCATTGTTTTATCAAAGAATTATTCTTATCTTTGTAAAAAAAGCAAACATGAAAAAATTTCAGTATAAAGACAGAAACAAAAGCGGAGTTTATCAAATAACTATTGGTCCTCACTTTTATATAGGAAGCAGTTGTAATTTATACAATAGATCAAAAAGACATCTGAATGATTTAAAAAGAAACATGCATCATAATGATTTTATGCAAAGAGTATTTTTAAAATATACAGAAGAGCAATACTCAATTAAAATATTAGAGCTTTGTAAAAATCAAATTGAAAGAGAAAAGTTTTTCATTGATTTACTTAATCCTGATATTAACATTGATAGAGATCCTGTTTCCGCTAAAAAAAGTGAATCAACTAAAGAAAAAATAAGTATGCTTATGACAGGCAAATATATGGGAAAAGATAACCCTGCTTCTGTAAAAATATATCAGTATGATTTGTTAGGTAATTATATCAGATCATTTGATACACACAAAGAAGCGGCTGATTATATTAAAGGTAGTGTTGTTTCAATACAAAATGCAAGCAAAGGAAAAACAAAATCAGCAAATGGTTTTCAATGGACTAGAAAATATGTTGATAAAATAAAACCTATAGCTAAAATAAACAGAAAACCTTATACTGAATATTCAATTAGTTGTATAGACAAAGACGGTTCTATTAAAACTTACACCTCAATATCTAAATTAGCTGCAGATTTAAATACATCTTTTCAAAATGTGCATGCCGCTATTAAAAAAAACAGAGTGTGTAAAGGTAAAACCATCAAGCTGAATTAATGGAAAAGGAAGATTCTTTTTGGAGAATAAAAGAATTGAGAGAACGCTTTGGTTATCTGACAAAAACATTTGACTTAGAAGACTGGAGAACAGTGCGCACAGCACATTATTGGGAGGCAGATAAAATGCCCCCGGCTCGTGCATTAGAGCACAAGATTGAATTAGTAGAGTATTATAATCGGTATGGTATACCAAAAGACAAAGAGTTATGAATAAAGTACAGTTGAACAGTAAAGAGTTAAAGGAAACATTAACACACATCATTTTAAATAACCGTGTGTTACAAGAAGACAACTTGAAACCAGTAGCGGTTTCTATATGTGGAGCAGCAGGTTTAGGTAAGACATCAGTAGTAGAACAATTAGCTGAAGAGCTAGATATAAAACACGTAGAAATCATCAATCTTGCACAGCTTGATGAGCTAGGTGACTTGGTTGGAATTCCTGTTAAGGAATATCAGATGGTCATTAAGCAAGGTGACAAACAGGTAGGCAAATGGGTTGATGAAAAAGTCATGCAATCCTTTGTAGATCAGGGATGGATGGCTAATGGACAAAGCCGAATGAGCTATGCTAAGCCAGCTTGGATTGCTGGTAAGGGAGAAAATGGTGTGCTTATTTTAGATGATTACACACGTGCAGCTCCGCGCTTTATGCAAGCAGTTATGGAAATCATTGACAAGCAAAGATACATCTCATGGTCTCTTCCAAAAGGATGGACTATCTTGTTAACAGAGAATCCTGATGACGGTACATACAACGTAACTGACATTGATGCTGCTGCAAAATCAAGATATATCACATTTGATATGGGATGGGAACCAGAAGTATGGGCTGAATGGGCAGAGAAAGCTAAGATTGACCAACGTGCAATCAACTTTACCTTGTTACATGGTAAAGAAATTATCAAAGATGAAAACCCACATGTGAATCCAAGAAGTTTAGTTAAATTCTACAACTCATTGCGATCAATCAGCGACTTTGATAAAAACTTAGTGTTGATTCAAAACATTGGTGAAGGTGCAGTAGGTCCAGAAGTAACAACAATGTTCACTTCATTTATCTACAACAAGTTAGACAAGATGATTTCTCCTACAGAAATTTTAGATACAACCAAAGCATTTGATACAATCAAAGCAAAGGTTGTTGATTTAATTAAATCTGAAGAAGAATACAGAGGTGACTTAGCTTATGTATTGACAACACGTTTAATCAATCACATGGTTCACAATGTAGAGAACAAAGAGATTACACCTAAGTTTATTGAGCGTGTAAAAGATTTGATTACAAGTGAAATTTTAGGATCAGATTTAAAATTTGTGCTTGCCAAAAAGGTAATTAACGCCAACAACAAATACAATGTATTGATGTTGGAAGATTCAATCATTGATGTAATTTTAGAATAATGTTTGTAAAAAGTCCAGGTGCATTTTTGCCTAAAAGGTTTTTTAATAATGCAGATAAAACTTATCCAAATCAAACGGATAACATCATGTTGGTAAACTTTAACTATAAAACAGAGGGCTTAGATCCCTCTGTTCATAGTATCATTAGCAATCCTGCTAATGCTATTCACTTACCAGCAAATATGAAAAAGCTTATTCAAGTTGATGCAGAAATGCTAACAACAGATAAGCAAGAAGAAAATTGCAAGTATCTTGTTAAATCAAGAAATGATTTAAGCACATTTAAAGTAATAAGTGTTAAAGATTTACTTGAAAATGCTCTAGCTGAAGTAAAAGTATATGTGACAAATCTTCTTGAAATGGATATACTTGAGCATGATGATTTAATTAACATACCACCTGCAAGTTACAAATATGGTGGTCCAAATCAATATAATGAATGGTATGCTCAGCTTAACAATCAATGTCATTTTATATACAACTCTGTTATAGCGTCAAGAGATAAAACAATAATTGATTACAAAAATCTATTGCATTACTCTAACAACAGACCCTTAGCTCAAGAAGAACTCCATAAAATTCAAAGGTTGATAAGCAATGTTGATACACAAGATCTTGCATTAGATGTAATGAATGTATTAAATCCAGAGCATTCCTTTATGGAATTACTGTTAGCATTTAATACTATACCGCAACAGATGAAAGGTAAAAGAAAAAATAGAATATTACCTTTGATGCAAGAGATCTACAAATTAGATCCGGCAGGAAATCCATTCACCTTAGAACAAATAACACTTCAATTTAAAAAATATATTGGAGAACCTACAACACAACAACTTGAATTTATGGTTGACAACTATGTCAGCTCATACAATGAGGTATGTTCTCTTTTTGAATTCAAATTAAAATTAAAAAAATGACATTAAAATTAGATGACAATCAGCAATTAAACCATGATGAGTTTTTTGCAAATGTAGAAACACTTAACCTTAGTGCTAGTGCATTAAAGTTATTGCTTGAAGACCCTGCTATTTATTACAAGCACTATGTCTTGAAAGAAAAAGAAGTCAAAAAAGCTAAACATTTTGATGAAGGTTCACTTATACACTGTATGATTTTAGAACCGGAAGAATTGAACAACAAGTTTGTTAACATGGGTGTACCCACACCAAGTGACAGCACTAAAGCTTGTATAGATCATTTACTTTCTTTAGGAAGAAATGCATCTGAGTTACAAGAATACGCTGAAGAAATCATTGACTACTTAAAGGAAATCAATTTGCACCAGTCGCTAGTTGATGACAAAAAAGCTCCATTTAAAACAGGTGATGAAAAGCGTTTAGAAAAAATCATCAATGATAATTCCATTGAGTATTTCAAAATCATGGTTGAGTCACGCGAAAAAATTATTGTGGACTCAGCATCATGGGATAAGTGTTATGCTAAAGCTTCAGCTGTATTAAACAATGAAAAAGCTGTATCTCTTTTAAGAGCAACAAACAACACAGATGAAATCCGTTATGAGATAGAACTTTCTGATCGCCCTGATGAATTACAATACGGGATCAAAGGAATCTTAGATGTAATTAAAGTTGACCGTGTTAACAAAATTATTTATGTGAGTGATGTTAAATCACACGGTGGAAAGTTAAAAGATTTCCAAGTATCTGCAGAAAAATATGACTACTGGTTGCAGCCAGTTATATACAAGCTGTTGGCAAAAAGTTTATTACGCAAGCAAGCATTTGACTTTAAGATTGTATTTAATTTTATTGTTGTTGATCAGAAAAACAATGTATATTGTTTCCCAGTATCAGATGAAAGCTATGAAAAATGGATGAATGATTTGGTTAAGATGATCAACATAGAAGCATCATATCACCTTACTAAACAAGACTTTACATTACCGTATGAGTTTGCAAACAATTTAGTATCTTTGTAACAAAACTTTATTTATGTCAGAAAAAAACCAACCAAAGAACATGATGCTTGTAATCCAAGAGCACAGAGGTATGCCAACCTTTAGCTTGATTGCAATCAATGAAACTTGTCCGTATGTAGAATGTATTTACGTACCAGACTTGAAACAGTTAGCTATCATTAGCAAAACAACAAAAGACACATTCCACTTCTTGCCAAAGATTGATGACAATGGAGATGTTGTTAATGCTAAGGCTAGAAAAGTAGCAGGTCGTGCTTACAAAGAAGAGCGTAAGCAAATCAAAACATACTATGAGTATACATTAGTAAATGAAGATGACATTACATCTTTCATTGAAATGTTCGCGGTTAACAGTGATTCATTCCCATTTAAAAATGTAATGAATCCAGAAGCAGCTGCTAAAAAGTAAGCACTTTCATTAACACTGAACCGTGTGTTTCTTAGGAGGCACACGGTTTTTTATTTATAATTGTTTATGACAAATTTACTTATAGAAAGTAACTTATGGTGTAACACAAATAGAAATGACAAAGTGTACAATATTTACTTGTACAAAAAACCACTATGTGATTTATGGTGTGTTGAAGTTAGTTATGGAAGACGTGGTTCATATTTAACAAAGCATGTAAAAAAAGAAAATGTCATATACCCTGTTGCAGAAAAAGTTTACATGAAATTGATGAATGATAAACTTGCAAAAGGTTACAACAGAGTTCAAAGCAATTTTGATGGAATTGTATTTGAGTCTATTAAAAAAACATTTTTCTCTACTTATGTATTAGAGCTATACGCATCTCAGCTTTTAAATGAAGAAGAGTATCTAAGGGTAAAAGGAATGTTAAATAGCGATGAAGAGTCAATGAACTTAGCTATAGGAGTAATAACCAACAAAGATTTAAAACATGGGTGCTAGTTTAATACAAAGAACAGTAAGAGCTAAAAGTATACAAGATGCTTGGCAGATAGTATATGAAGAAGCAGCAGAAGAATCAGGTCATCAAGACGGATACTCCGGTGATTTTAATAGTTGTTCATTTTCAAATGATGTAACATCATATTACAACAAAGAAAACCGAGACAGCGCTAAAGTTTTTAATTACATTGATCAAAACATTAGCAGACGTGAAGCATGGGGATATTGCATAGAACCACCTGTAGAAAACAAAAGTAAAGTTAAATCTACAGTAGAAACTAACCCACAAAAAGGTGCGCGTAAATGGGAAACTTTTTACAAAGCTATTGTTTCACGGGAGGGAAAAGAAATTGCTAAAGACAAAAGCCAAACAGCGTGTATTAAAAAAGCACGCGTGTATGCTGAAACAAATCAAGCAGAAATCAAAATTATTATCTGTAAAGAATTGGTAGAAGGTAACACTCATTGCGCTACTGTTTCTTATAAAAAGTCAGCATCAGAAAAGCTAGGCTTATATAGATTTATTGGATTAGCTCCAGAATAAAAAAAATATTATGGCTAAAGCATATATATATGATTATGAAACTGTAAGAAATTGTTTTTTGGCAGTGTTCATAAATGTAAAAAATCCAAATGATATTATTTCATTTGAGATGAGTACATATAACAATGATCATGCAAAGTATGTAGAATTTCTGAGAGAATGCATTGATCACAAAACCATGTTGGTATCTTACAATGGTTTAAAGTTTGACAGTCAAATTTCCAGAACTTATTTGCAATCAACTCCTTCATTTAATAATTTTAACGGTGAGCAAATTGCTGAATCAGTATATGCTAATGCTCAAGAAATTATCAGAAGAAGTAATGCAAAAGAATTTCCTTTGCTGCATCCTAAAGATAATCCTTTCAGAGACTGTGATATATTAGCCATTAACAACTATGATAACCCAGCTAAAAGATGTAGTCTTAAATGGCTTCAATTCAGCATGGATTGGCATAATGTTGAAGACATGAGTACTGAGCATCATAAACGTCACAATCAAAAAGAAATATTGATGCTGCTCAAGTATTGCATCAATGACTGTTTGTCCACTAGAGAGTTATTCTTTAGGAATAAAGCAGAGATTCTTTTACGCGGGAAACTATCTAAACACTTTGCTATTGATTTATCAAATGCATCAGAGCCAAAACTTGCTAAAAGTATTTTCTTGAAATTGTTGTCAAAGAAATTAAACATACCGCAGTATGAGTTAAGGAAAATGAGAACTTACAGAAAAGCAATTGACTTGAATGAAGTTATACTGCCCTACATTAAGTTCAAAACAACAGAATTAAAAGGTACATTGAGTAAGTTTAAAAAGCTAATACTAGATGGTGAAAATCTCAAAGGTTCATTCAAGCATGAAGTAACTTACAAAGGTTTGACATTGTCGTTTGCTTTAGGTGGTATTCATGGTGCCAAGAAAGGAATCTACAAGTCTGATAAAAACTTTATTATCAAGTCTTTTGACGTAACAAGTTTTTATCCCAATCTTTCCATTAGGAATCAATGGGCTCCAGCTCACATTAACAAAGCGGCCTTTTGTGAAATCTACGAGAGTTTCTTTGAAGACAGAAAAAAGTACAGCAAAAAAGATCCATTGAACTATGTATACAAAATTTTGCTGAACTCAACTTATGGTTTGTCCAATGAAGATAATTCTTTCCTAAAGGATAGCATGTTTACCATGAGGATTACTTGTAATGGTCAGTTACTGTTGGTAATGTTATTGGAAGACTTATGTGAATCAATACCAGGCGCACGTCCTGTAATGGTCAACACAGATGGTGGTGAGATTATTATTCCAAGAGAGTATGAAAAACTTTACCATGAGATATGTGAGAAATGGGAAGCTTTAACTAAGCTAGAATTAGAGTTTGAAACTTATGATAAGTTGATAATCCCTGATGTGAATAATTACATTGGCATATACTCCGGTAAAGAAATCACAAAAGAAGATGCTTATAATCTAATCAAGACAGAGTTCCCAAGACCGCTTATCAAGAAAAATAAAAGTGGACAATACTTTTTGCACAAGACTAAAGGCAAGGGTAGATTTGAGGTTGACAAACCTTTACACAAAAACAAAAGCTTTAGGATAAAGCGATTAGCCTACTACAATTACTTTGTGCATAATCAAACACCAGAAAAAACAATTGAAGAAAGTAATAACATCTATGACTATTGTGCAGGTGCGCGTGCCATTGGTGGATTTTCATTTGACTTTAGTTGTTATGTTGACGGCATGATGAAATCAGATAAGCAGCAAAAAACATTGCGTTATTATATGTCCAAGAAGGGTTGCAAAATACTCAAAGTGAAAGCTGATAAGGTGATTAAAGTAGAAGCATCTAAAAGTTTAGAGAGGCTTATGAATAAATATGATCCTTCAATAAAATTTGAAGATTATGAAATTGATAAGCAATTCTACATACAGCAGATCAAGAAAGAAATTAATAACATTGACCCTAAAGAGTCACAAACAACATTAAATTTATGACATCAAAAACTCAAACTGAAACTTATTTAAGAAGTGTAGCTTTACCAGAGCAAACAGATTCTTATACTGTAATTTCACACGGAGACATTATTGATACTGTAAGAGATATGCTTGCAGCAAACGGCTTTACTATTAAAGAAGAGCTATATAAAGCAGAAGCAAATGGTAATATTGCATTAGGATTTATGCAATTGGAAAACCAAACAGATCCGGATATGGGTATGACTTTCAACTGGGCTAACAGTTACAACAAACAAGTTAGATTCAGTTGTGCAATTGGTGGATTCATTTATGATAACAGCACACCATTTGTTTCTGGAACAAGCCAAGGTAAATGGAATCGCAAGCATACAGGTACAGCCCTGGATGAAACAAAAGATGTAATTGAAGCAATGATTGTTTCAGCTAATGATCATTTTGCAGAAATCATTGGAATGAAAGAACAGTTCAAATCAATCAAGTTATCTCGTAAAGAGTATGCTAAATTGAGTGGTTTGTTTTTCTTTGATAAAATGCTTATTTCACCAGAGCAAGTGTCTGTATTGCGCAGAGAATACGATAAACCTTTGCATGATTATTCTGCTAAAGGTACATTGTGGGAATACTACAAGATGCTAATGTTGTCAGTAGTTGACCAGTCACCAAAGACTTGGTACAAACAACAAGCTGATATTAGCAACTACATCAACATCTTATACAGCATTTCTAAATCTCCAATAGCTATAGGAGAAGCTGACTTGGAAGATACTATTGTGAGTGTTGAAGAATTTACAGCAAGTGAAGTTATTGAAAAATTTAGTCAACATCTTTCTGAAGAAGATAAATTAGCACTTGAAACATTGCATCCAAAAGAAGTCGTTAAGTTAGTAACACCTGAAACAACTGACTTTGTAACAGATGAAGAAGAAGATGAAGTAATGGATGCAATGTTTGCTCCTATTGAACCTGTAAAAGATCCAATGGAAAGCATTGACAATTTGATTCATGCTCAAAATCTAATCAAAGAACCAGTAACTGCACCAATTGAATCTATGGAGGAGAAAGTTGCACCGTGTGCTGCACATGATCAAGAAACTGAAAAGGAGGAATCCATACTTGAATACTCAGAAGAAGTTGAAGAAGCTCCTTTCAATTGGGAAATTGGAGAAGGTGTAGAGATTCAAGAGGAAATAGTTCTTCCTAAAGCTCAAATGACAGAAGAGCAGATAGAACTTATCCAAGAAGAACATGGCATCATAGAATCAGGATCACCTGATGATGGATTAGTAGGTGAAGTAATCCATGATGAAGAAGTAGAATCATTGTTTGAAGAAATGGAAGAAGAACTTGAAGAAGTAGAAGAAGTTCCATGGTTCACAGATGAGGATGCAAAAAACACAGCACCAGTGTTAGGTAAAGCACCAGCACTAATTCCGGATAGCATGCACGAAGCAGTTACCGATATATTGGAAAACAGCTACAACAACAAACGCAAAATTGTCAACTCAGTTGAGTTAGAAGATTCAATGCTGTTTGAGTTAGATAGTCATGAGTTTTTCAATGTAGAAAAATAATCAGTGGTAGGTAGCCTCTCCGAATGGAGGGGTTACTATCATCATATCATTAACAACAATAACAATGGAAAATGGAAAACAACCAGCATTTGGTGGTGAGATTTTAAAAGATTCAGGACACGCAATGCTAGATAATGTAAAAGTTAAACTTAATGGTTTAACCAAACGTGAATACTTTGCAGGATTAGCAATGCAAGGAATTATTGCATCAACACAAAAGATAGGTCTTGAAACAAATGAAAAACACATTAAAATAATATCTAAAAAGTCAGTTATGTATGCTGATGCTTTGCTTGCTGAATTAAAAAAAACTAAACAACAAGAACAATGATAACAGTAGTAGATTTTATAAAAACAAAGGTTGAAGAAAATTCAGATACAAGTTTTTTAAATATTGATTGGGATAAATTTGATGAGATAATTAATCAAGCTAAAGAAATGTTTGAAAATAAAACAGAACTTTTAAATGAAGATATAGAGTGTGTTCATATGTATCTTGATGATAAACAAGTGCCAAGACAAAATAATAATGGGAGAGATTATTCTGTTGTCGGTAGAATAAAAAGACTTGAAGCAAGTTTTCAAAAACAATTATCAGAACTTGAAAGTAACTATTTGACATTCAAACAAATAGTACCAGTAGTAGTAGCCCTTAAACAACAAGAACAATGAAACAAACTGCAATGCAAGAACTAAGAAATGACTTAGTTAAAGCAAAAGAAAAAAGTATTACTGCTCTTAATGACATTAATAATGATATTCTTAGAAAAAGCTGTCAAGAAGCGGTTAAATTAACAATAGAATCAATTATAGAAAGAATTGATGATGAACTTTTAAAAAAGGAAAAGCAACAGATTGAAAGATGCTTTATGCACGGGCAATATAGCGTAACTATTGCAAATGGAGAGCAATACTATAACGAAACATTTAAACAACATTAATGACAATCAGTGATTTATTCAATGCCCGAAGCACATCAATAGAATTTACAGATGGTCAGAAACAAGCACTTAACAAAGTGTATAAGTTCTTACAATCTAAAGACAGATTCTTTTTGCTTGCAGGTTATTCAGGTTGTGGTAAAACTACAATAGCTGAAAACATAGCCAAAGCAACTAAAGCCAATTTAATGGCACCAACCAACGCAGCTGTAAACAGATTAAAAGAAAAAATCAACAGTCCCATGCTTGGTTTTAGCACAATACACGGTGCAATATTTTCACCTAGTAATAAAAGCAACAAGTTCTTTGTTGACAGAAGTCTCAAACAAGGTAGAACATACATTGTTGATGAATGCTCAATGATTGACAAATATGTCCTGGAAGTGTTAATCAAACAAGCAAATGAAAAAAATTGTAAGCTTATCTTCATGGGAGATAGTTTTCAACTAGAACCTGTAGGAGAGAACCCATACATCTTTGAATGGGAAAAGAGATACCCTGATGACTTTTTAGCACACAACAAGTATGAATTAACAGAAGTCAAAAGATATGACGGCTCATTGCTTAAAATAGCAACTGACATGCGCATAAACAAAAAGGCTGCATTTCATCAACCTGATGAATCAGATTTATCACTTGTGGACAGATTCAGTAAAAATCTTGCTAAAGATATTGCAGAAAACAACAACTATGTTGTGCTTACATCTACAAATGAAAGACGCGTTAAGTACAATGATAAAATCAGGGCACATCGCTTTAAAAACTTTGATCTAACATATCATGCACAAAACAATGATATTTTAGTATCAGTGTCTAATTCAAGTTTGTATTCCAATGGTGAAATCTTTACAATTAATAATGCCACATTGCTTAAAGAGTTTGAAATTCTAACTGAAAGCAGAGATGATAAAGAAAAAACATACAAAGCATTACTGTATAGACACGGTGGTCAATTAACTCTTTTAATTCCAGAATTAGTTGAACCTTCTTTGCATGGCCAACAGATTGCTAACGCTGTAAAAGATCACAAAATGTCACTTCCTGAAGATCTTCACGAAATGTTAATATTAGAAGTAACAAACAGACAAGGAGCTACGCGTACATTCTTTAACAAGGATGTCACAATTGCTACTTACGGATATGCAATTAGTTGTCACAAAGCCCAAGGACAAGAGTGGGACAATGTGTATATTGATGCCAGTTGGTTAATGCCTGTATGGGATTCAGCAAAATGGTTTTACACAGCAATAACTAGAGCAAAATGCAAAGTGGAAGTAACAAAAAACAAATATCTAAAAATGATTTGATATGGCACATTTAGATTTTAAAATTACATCATGGAAAAGATTTGCTGTTCCTGATGACAAAGTAGATGAAGTAATTGCAAGACTGAAAGAATCAGACTGTGATGAAGTTTATGATCTCCAAGAGATTGAAGGAGTAATTTCTGTCCAAGACGGGCCTGATGCTGAATGCGAAGAAGCAATGATTCCAGATGAAAACTTTGGATCCTCTACTCAAGAATTATACAATTCAGAAGGTGATTTGATTTATCATAACGGCAAACAAAATGAGTAACACTTACAGTTTTACAGTTACTGCTTCAGATGTTCAAATAAGTCCATACAATCATCAAGAAGTAGAATTAACATTTGAAATATATAAATCTACTATTGATGATATATTCAACAATCTTCCAGACAAAGAATTAATTCAACAACTAGAAAAATCTGTTCAGTTTACACCGCAATTTTGCTTAAATCAATTTGATTTTAGCATAGAAGATTTCTTTGACTTGTTTGACAAATCTGAATTAAAGCACAGAGTTGCACAATACTTGATTGACAATGAGTAGTCTTATTACTTTATCAAAAAGAAAAACATTTACAATAAGACCATCCGGGCGCAGTACAGATTTTATTGCGCCCTCTTTTGGTCACGGCTGCTTGTACAATTGTACATACTGCGTAACTCCTGAAACTTTAATTACTACTCCTTATGGAGTAAAAACGGCTGGAGAAATTCAGGAAGGAGATCAAGTAATTTCTTTTTCCCAGGATACCGGGCAAGTTGAAACAGACTTAGTGACTGCAATTGGTCAACGGGATACTGATGAACTTTATGTAATTGAAGTAAATTCACAAATTGTAAACGTAACTGGAGAGCATCCTTTTTATACAAAGAATAGAGGATGGGTAGAAGCACAATATCTAACTGAAGATGATGAATTACTTTGTGATATGAATGGTTTAATCCAATAATATTATTTGGATCAAAAACATCTATGTTTGCAAGTTTACAAAACCATCTTGGAATGATATGATGATAATCAATATTTGTTGTACTACCAGTTAAAGCGCATTGTGTAAAGTTTAATTCTTTTTTAAGCTTGTACCAATCATTTAATTGATATTCAACACCTTTTGAATTACCATCTATATAATTAGGATTACCAGGGCCTTTGTATCTTTTTGATATAATCAGGCCTTGGTTTTTTTTACCTAAACCTTGGGCAGTACAATCAACACAATAACCGCGTCTAGCTTTAGATTTAGGAGATTGTTCGCCACAAGAAACACATACTGTCCATTTAGTATTAGCAGAAGGTAATGTTTTATCAATAGTAAATAAAGCACCTTCAAATCTTTTCATTGTTCTAAAGTCTCTTTTGTAGAATTTACCAGCTTCTTGAAAAGTTCTAAAAACAGGTTTAGACTCTTGATTAAACAAGTCAGTATAATTTATTTCACATGCATCATTACAATAGGATGTACCCTTTTTTGTAATTTTACCACAATAAAAACAGCTCATGGAGTTAGAATTTAAGAAAATTAAAGCTATTACAAAAATAGCAAAAAAAACAAAGGTTGTCAACTTTTCTGTACAAAAGAATGAAAATTATTTTGCAAATGGTATTCTTACACATAATTGCTATATGAAAAGACACAAAGATAAAGGTTTAGATATTGCAACTAATGCCAATGAAATACTTACAGCTGTAAATAATCATTGTGCATTTACTGATGTAGAAAAACCTAATCAAACACACCCAAAGTATACAACGTATGACATTAGTTGCAATGAAGACTTTGCTTTACATGCTAATTACCATGACTGGAGATACATATTTGACTTCTTTAAGAATCATCCTACAGCAATGGGTTCTTTTGCTACCAAATATGTAAATGATAAGTTACTTGATTACAACCCTGAAGGTAAAATAAGAATCAGATTTTCATTAATGCCACAATCATTACAAGAAATACTAGAACCAAACACTTCTTCTATTGAAAAAAGGCTTTCGGCTGTTGATCAGTTTCTTGATGCAGGTTATGAAGTTCACTTAAATTTTAGTCCTGTAATTGTATGCAAAGACTGGTTACTGTTATATGAAAAACTTTTTAAAACAATTAGAAATTATGCTTACGCGTATAATTGGAACAATGACAAAGTTAAAGCTGAAGTAATATTCTTGACACATAATGAAAAAAAGCATGCACATAATCTCATTTATGATTTACCTGGTGAAAAATTATTATGGACCCCTGAGATTCAGGAAAAGAAAATATCCCAGTATGGAGGTGCAAATGTAAGATACAAGCACCAGTTAAAAGCAAAATGGATTGAAGAGTTCACCCAATTGCATAATTCAATTATACCTTGGAACACAATCCGGTATATTTTTTAAATCAAACATTATGATCATATTTAATCATGGAATCGTTAGGATTCTTGTAAGAAAAAAATCTCTAAACTTGTATTGGGATGTAATTACTGAAAAAGTAGGTCCTTTCTTTGGACCAAAAATTGAAAAAAAGTTTGTTAAAAGACTATGGGAAGAACCAATTCCCATTGAAGATGCTAAATGGGTTTCAAGTTATATAGAGAATGATGAAATTTATTACAAGCCGCATTGTATTATTTACATGGCTGATCAAAGTAATAAAGAAGTTTATTTTGAAACAGAAGAAGAACTAATGAAATATGTAGATGAGTTAAAAGAAAAAGCTCCACATATTATAGTTTAAACTTATGATTTCTCACAAAAGAAGAACTATTGTTACTGCAATGCAGAAAAGCAATAAAGATTATTCAGAGTTCATTCCTAGAGCTCTAGAAGATTATATCCAAAACAAATTTAATTGTTCACCATACCTTGCAAAACTATGTGCGCAGGATCTAATTAACAGAACTAATGGTTCCTAAGAAAGACATTGAGCTAATTAAAGAGCTTGAGGTAGAACTAAAAAGATTTCAACAAAAGTTTGAAGAATACAAATCACGGGTAGCCAGAACAATGCTTGACGGCTACCCATATAGAATCAAAGAAAGAGCTGCGCTTAAAAGGTCAGCTGAAGATTTAAAACATGTGTTGTACAAAATAAATAAACTAGCAGAATGAGTAAAGTAAAACTTAAAGAATCAGCATTTTTAGATTGGTATTTTTCTGATCAAGAAGACATAGACACATTTGGAAGAAATATGATTTCTGAATTGCGCACAACTGGTTTTGTAAAAGAAACAGTACAAGATCTTTTAGACCGTTGTGGGTATATACCAGGATTTATTTGTGAAATTGAACATGATGGAGAATTTGATCCAGCGGATGTTGAATTAATTTCTGATAGAGAAAAAGAACATTGTTATAAATGCGGTCATGAATATGACAACACCATGGATAACTTTTGTTCTAATTGTTTAACCTTAAAGTAAAAAAAAATGACATATAACATTGATGCTATTACAATTGGTAGCAAAGTATTTGTTGTGCATAACAGTTATGCAAATAAGAAAAAAGAAGGTGGCATTGTTAATCAAGCACGCGTAGTATGTTTTGTAAACAGAAAAGGCATAGTGGAACCAGAATTCAGAATGATTGGACAAACTGGACCGAACTTGTCAACTGCTAATTACATGGTGTTTAATGACATCAAAGAAGCAATTAAAGCAATCCAGTCATGAGTGAAATAGAAAAAGCCAAAGAAACTTTACGAGCTGCTGGTTATTTTATAGACAATTTATGGCATGTAGATGATGTCAAATTAAGATTTGATGTGACTAATGATGAAGATGCACAAGATATTTTAAATACAGCATTAACTAATGATTGGATAATGGAACAAATCCATTACGGGATTGGTGAGGCTGCTGTAGATAATGGCTTTAAATCATTAGAAGGTGAAGATTAAACTTCAAAAAACTAAAACAATCAAGGGTAGTCTTTACAGGTTATCCTTGATTACAGAAGACTTCTACTTCTACAGTAACTATCAAGAAGGAGATGAAAATGGAAACACGCTCATGTACAGAAGATCTAATGATGAATTAGTATCAGATAATTACTTCGCCTATGGGGCTTTAGAAGAAACTCTTGCTGATGAATCATACATTTGGGTCAGCAAATATTTAAAAAGATGTTACACTAATTATTCTAAACAATGAAAGCTGTAAGCACCTATACACACAGGTTAGAATTGCTAGAAGCAAATGGATTTGTGCAGAAAAAAGGCTGTATAACTAATGAAAAATATTCATTTGCTTATCATCATATAGACACATCTCAAATGACAAATGCTCAATTTGAAAAATTCATGCGGCTAGTAAAAGCTGAAAATTTATTAAAATCATAAATCAAAATAACATGGCAACTAAGCAATTTAAAATTGGAGAGTCCGCAGTAGGTGGAATCATTAAAGTAACTACATCAACAACACTTGTATCTGTACAGTGCTTAGATTACATTACAAAAAAAGAAGTATGTGGTAAAGATTTTCACATGAACAATTTAAAAGGATCCACTTGGGACTTGGAACTTTATTTGTGTGAAAAATCTACATCTTATTATGCAGATAAAATTGTAAATTGGGTCAAAGAAAAAGCAAAACTTTGACATTAAATCAGTATCTTAGCCAAGAGGATCCAATTCGCATGCCCAATGTTAAATTGGATCCTTCTGAATACTTTGTTAAAACTACAATAACTGCTTACACAAAGCAATCAGGTAGAAACAAAGTAACCATAAAGCAAATTTTTATCTATGCTTTTCCAGGAGTTGAATATGTACAAGAAGGTACATGGCCACAACTTTACACAACTGATGAGCATGGAAATCCAAAAGCACCTAGTTGCTTTAGAATATAAACACATAAACAAACATACAATGATTAAACAGATTACAATGGTGGAAGACTTCCACAGAACTTTCAAACAAGAACAAGGCACTGACCCAAGATTATTAAGTAACAAAGAAACTGTGTTACGTCATGCATTAGGTGTTGAAGAATTGGATGAATATTTAGAAGCAGCTGCTAATTATGACATGATTGAAGTGTTAGATGCACTAGCTGATCAATTGTACATTATATTTGGCACGATATGTAAACATGGTTTACAGAATCATATTGAAACTGCATTTGATTTAGTGCATGCAAACAACATGGCAAAATTAGGCCCAGATGGTGAACCAATCTTGAGAGCAGATGGTAAAATTTTGAAACCTGAAGGCTTTAAAAAAGTTGAACTTAAAAGTGTATTAAAGTCATGGTAAAAACAATTAAAGGAGCACTTGAGTATGAACAAAAAAGTTTAATTTTTTTGTATCCATTTTTAAATCTGCCTAAAGCTTTAAAGCCTGTTGGAACTTATTTGTTTTTAGAAAATTTTCAGATTGAGAATGGGACAAACTTAATTTGTCTTTTTCATAATGAGTCTGAAGAGTACAAAGAAAACAAAAAAAGTATTTTGTTGAGTCCATTTTATGAATTAACTATTGTTGATCATGAATTTGACATAGTAATTTTCAACTTTGAAAGCATGGCTGATGATTACAACAAAATTGTAAACGGCAACTATCAAGATCTATCAACTAGTTCAAAAAACTTTTTGATGATTAAAACTGATTACTTGTGTGTAATGCATGCGCTAAATCCAAGCATATACTATAATGAATATGCAGAGTATTTAGAATGTGATCCAGAATTATTGGAAGGACATGCACTTGTAATGCCTCCAGAAAAACAAAATGAAACACTAGTTGTAACAAAAGAAATAAGAAGTCAATTAGTGTACCAGTATGCAGTATAAATTAAGTTCAGGCTACTTATTTAAGGTAGCCTGAATTTTCTCTTTTAAATGGTGCGCTTGGATTAACAATGTCTCCTGTAATACCTACACCTTTAAACACAGTATTCCAAAATTTACCATCTTGTTTTTCTTGCCAAACAAATACACCAGCTTCTTTTTCATACACGTCATCATTGTAAATCAATTCAGCTAAGCTTACTACTTCTCCAACTACACCCCCTTCACTAAGTGGATGATTACCTCCAATAGATTGTAAGAAAGATTGTGGTGAAAAGAATGTAGTCTCCTCTTTATTTGCTCTGTAAATTAAACGCAAAGCTGTCATCTTTAACCAATTTTCTGTATTCCATCTTGGTCCATAACGATAAGGGTTGTGCTTGTCATTTAAAAAAGGAAGCATTGGCGGTGGCGGTGTTGCATCTGCCAATCTTTTGTAAATGTTTTTTGCATCTGGATCATAATTAAAATCAGTTGGATCATCTTCATCATCCTGAAACCACAACGCACTTCCAATTAGTTTGAATAAGTATGAAAAACTTAAACCTGCTATTAATTGCAATGCGCCTTTTTTAGATTGGTTACTATAAGTACCAAATTTGGTTATGTTTCCATTGCTGTCATAGATTTCTTTTAGTAAACTAATTGCAGCAATGTATGTACCAATTTCTGATTGCTTAGTAGCAAAGTTTAATCTTTTTTCACCGCGTTTTCCTTTAGCGCCTCTCATTTGAAATCTATCATAGAACATTCCCCAATAAAACTTTTTCAAGAAGCCCATTGTTTTTCCCCAAATGCTTCTATACATTTCAGCATCTGTCCATTGCGTAGAAATACCCATGTTCTTATTCAAGAATGCTTCATGTACATTTCTAATCTCCAATAGTTTGCTTCCTAAAGTTACATCACCGTTGTTGTCATAGGTAATAGAAAATTCTTTAGGAACACCCGCTTTAGTTTGAATTTTACCATCAACCATTTCAATTGCATCATACAATGGAGTCATTTTTCCATCAAGCATGAATGAATTTTTGTGTAAGATTGCGTAAAATTGATGAACAGGAACAGATTCACTTAAAATTCTTCTATCAAAATAAAAGAATGCACCGTTTAAAACAGATTGCCCTACAGTTCTAGTAGCAGTTTCTCCAATTGCACTACGCAATCTACCAGGAATAGCGCCCATAATATCAATAAGCTGTAACTCCAAAGGTGTTTGTTCTTTTGAGTACATGTTTTTGATGATAAGCTTCATTGCATTTAAAGATTTCCCGCGAGTGTATGTAAGATCTTTTAAGCCATACGCGTTTCCTTCAATGGCTTTTTTCCACATTGCAGATTTACCACCAAAGTAGTTAGTTAAAGATTTAACTGGATCTAAAGCAAATGATTTGAATGAAATCCATCTCTGACTTTGACTAATCAATTTTACTGCAGTCAACTCTCCTGTATTTCTTTTTAAATCATTTTTAACTTTTAAAGTTATTCCTTTGAAGTGTCTGTCAATAATGTTTCGGATTGCTTTAATTCTCTCCAATTGTTCAGGCTCATTAGTTCCTGTAACTAACTCACTATCTCTTAGATTTTTTTCAATTTCTAACAACTGTGGATGTTTTGACATGTGTATTAAAGCTTTCTCTACTACGTTGGCGTAGGAATTAACTTTACGCATAGCTTTAAAATGCTCTATAGAATACATTCTATCTAACATTGATCTTACCACATTGGTACTTACATCATTTATATCCAAATTGTAGTTACCTGCAATTGGTCTAGTGAAAGTAGTATTATCTGGATTTCTTAACCCAGCACCTGTAAACATTCCCAACTCAGCATCATCTTCAGCATATCCAAATGATTCAATAACTCTGTTTGCTTTTCTTTTGAAGTAACCTTTATCATATTGCTCAACTGTACCTTTTCTAAACTTAGCATAAGTCAAATACATTTTTTGTGAGTTATCTAATCCCTCCTCCCAATCTAATGCAGTATTCTTTAAGTACATCAACAAATCAAATTTTTCTCTGTCTGTATTAAACAGTTGTCTATAGTTTGCATTAATGAACTTTTTGTCAACTGCATCTTCTCTAGGAAGCCATCTGCCTCTGTTATCTTGATTAGCTAATACTAAGTTACCGGCTCCGTCAATGTAATCTCTAGGGATGACCTCTGTTTGGAATTCTTCTTTTACATCTCTTGTGAAATAAGTTTTAGAAGGAATTCTTGGTATGCCATTAAGTTCTAAATAACCATTAGGTAAAACTGATTGCAAAACTGGATTAAAAGAAGTTGTGCTTTTAGTATTGTAAAAAGATAAATTTCTAGGAGAACTAAATTGCCAAGCAGCTGTCTTTTTAAAAACATCCATCTCGCCAATAAAAGTTCCATCAGCTTTATTAAACTTATTTACTGATGCATTGTAGTGATTGTTGTAAAACCATTCTGCTAAAACTGCATCATCTTCAAGTAATTCATTGATAATAAATTCAGAATCCTCAAGCATTTCATTTATGTGATGCTCTTCAATTGAATCAACAGCTAAATCTAATAGAAATCTTGATTCAAAATATTCATCAAACTTTTTCTTAGTGTCAGCATTTGCATTAACAAGGTTCTGGAATTGATCCATGTAGTAATTAGTAGCAGACGATTGAGAAATTATACCAAGCTGCTCATCAATTTCTTTTACACGTTGAATATCAGCATCAGAAATACCTAATTCAGCCATTGCAAAATCAATTCCATCAATGTAATCATAGTAAAAATCCTCATCTTCTTGTGTTGGGAACTGATCAAAAGTTTCTAAGTAGTCTTTTATGATGCTAAATTTTCGGTTGTCCTCTTTAGATCTACCATTTAACTGTAAAAATAATTGTTTAGCTTCTTCTATTTGCTCATGCAAAGACACAATTCGTGATGCTACTTTATCACTAATGCTTGTTCCATCAAATTGATTACTGCTATCTTTAGTTACTTTTAACAACTCATAAATTTCATCATACAAAGGACCAATATCCTTGATGTTTAAATTTTGTGAAATTAATGGTTCCAGTAAAGCACTTCTTTCATCAATCAGTTCTTTTCTTTTTTCAAAATAATCTTCTTTAACTTCAACTTGTGTGTTGTGCTCAAGCCATTTTTTAATCTCTTCTTCAAACGCAGGAGTTCCTGGTGTAATGTTTTGTGAAATTAAAATATTAACCATGTTGTTTAATGAATCTTCAAACAAGCCATCAATTTCATTCCACTCATAATAATCAACACTAGCTTCACGCCATTCTTTTAAAAGTGTTGCTATTTCTAAATCAATGCCTGTTTTCTTTTTTCCATTAACATCAAAGTCACTAAACAATCTTTGGTAATCTGACCATAGAGTTTTCATTTCTGAAGATAGCACAAAATTAGTTGGATCATAGACAATATTGTCTGTAACAATACGCATCTTTTCAAAGATCTCAGTTCTTCTTTTCTTAGCTTCTTCTCCAGCAGGTGAATCAAAAAACTTATCTAACTCATAGTAACTATCTACATAGTCACGGTGCATGTAGTCATTGTTGAATTTTTCTAAATCTTTTTTAGCATTATCAACAGCTTCTTTATTTGCATCAGATGGGTTTTGATTAAACTCTTTATTTGCTCTGGACAAAGTGTTAGTTAATTCTTCAATTGCAAATTCATAATTAATGTAATTGCTCATGAATTGATACTCTTGGTAATCAGCAACAACACCGTTATTAGTTTTACCAACATTTGAAATTTGACCAATGTCCTTTCCTAAAGCCCCTTCACCAAGAACATAAGAAATTTGATCAGCAGCTTGTAGCTTAGATTTTAATTGACTTAAAAGAGACTCTCGTTTAGAGTTTACATTTGCATCAATTCCATTAAAAGTTCTGGTAAGCATTTCATAAAAAGAACCAACTACTTTATCTTGATTAGCTAAGTAGCTTTCCATCATACCATTCCATTTACTTGCATCACCTAATCTATTAGAAGCCATTGCTCTAACTGAATCTTTTGTGATAATGTATGCATCATAAGAATCAAGTGTAAGCTTTAATTTACGCTCTCTTTCGGCAAGTGTAAGTGTTTCATCTAATTTGGAATCTAAGATGTTTAATTCAGCTCTTTCAGTAACAGTTAATCCATACAATTCTTTATGCCACCTGTCATAACTGTTAAGCATGTTTGCTTTTTTAAACTTATCCATTTGTTCTAAATGAGATTGAACAATAGGATCCATTATATTTTTTAAGTGAGTGTAAATAGAATCAACAACTGAATCAACTTTTAATTTTTCAGCTATTGCATCAGCCGCTCTTAAACTTCTTTGAGCATTGGAAACCAACTTAGCCATTGGAGATTCAACATATTGATTTTGCTCATTTAAAACTTCTGAATTAAAAGGAATGTAATTATTCTGTGCTTTTTCTAAATACAATTTCCAATCTTCTATGTATTGCATAATTGCAAACAATTGATCAAATTGGTCATCTGTTTTTACACCAGTTTGTTCTAAATTCTTTAGCTTGTTTTCAAACTTTTTAAATACCAAATCAGCCATGTGAACAACTTGCACAAAACTTCTAAGCTTGTTGTCAATGATTTCTATATCTCTGTCTAAGGTAATATCAGCAAATTGTAAACCGGTAACTGTTTTTCTTGAACCGTATACCGCTAACTCTTCTAATGCTTTTTGCATTTTTTGCAAAAGCCCTGTGTTATTTTCATCTGCTAGATCTTCTTGTATTTTTGCAAAAATCCCTTCAGATGCTTGAAAATTTGTAAGTTGTCTTTTTACAAGTGAATAAAACTCACTCATAACTTTTTGTGTTTCTTGCAATGTGGCAGTTTTCAACTGATCAACCTCAGCTTCATAAACTTTTTTAAACATCACATAATCATCCATTGATAAAAAGTCAGTGTCTAAAACAAACTCTTCACCCTGGTTAATCATTTTTAATAAATCAGATAGCCTAGTATTAACATTTAACTTAGACACATCAATCTTTTTACCAAACACTTTTCTTAAAAATTGCTTTATGTTAAACAACAATTCCTTTAGGAAAGACTTTGACTGTGGTGTTGTGTGTGTATTTTCAGTTTCAAGGAATCTAACCATAGCTTCTTCCATGAAATTAACTGAATCAGGCACTAATGTTGATTCATTTTGAGTAATGTCATTTACAATTTGCATACCCTCTGGTGTACTTAAAAGCTCTTCATAAAGACTTTTAAATAACGCAGGATTTTGTTGAGCTATTGACTTTAGTATTGGATGCGCAAATTCATGAAAAACTGTATCAGCATCAAAGCGAGACTCAACAAAATAAACTTTTCCAGCTTT